AAGGCGAAGACGGACCTCAGGGACCTCAAGGTATTCAGGGTCCACAAGGTCTGCAAGGTATTCAGGGAGAAGTCGGTCCTCAGGGACCGCAAGGTATTCAAGGCGAAGACGGACCTCAGGGACCGCAAGGAACAGCGGGAGTCGGCGTCCCTGCCGGGGGAACCGTCGGGCAGGTTCTTGCCAAAAAGACTATCGCTGACTTCGATACTGAATTCATTACTCCCGCGACGCCTTCCGTAGCATGGGGATCGATATCCGGAACTCTGTCTGGTCAGACCGACCTACAGGCCGCGCTTAATGGGAAGGCTGATGTATTGTCTCGAACAGCGGCGCTCGTTCTTGAGTCGGATTTCTTTCAATCGGGAACTCAATGTATTCCGTCCCTTCTCGGAGCGGCTATTTCTTCGGGAACAGTCGGAATGGTGACTGGCTCGATTAATCATCCTGGCGTTGTGTACCTTAGAGACTCGACTACTGTGAACGGAGGCTACCGATTCACTACGGATATCGCCGCGTTTACGCTTTCCGGAGGCGAGAAAGCTGTTCTCGTATTCCAGACGCGCGGAGTTCGCGCTACGGCGACGTTCCGTTTCGGCTTTCAGGATTCCGCCGCAATCACCGCGCCGACAGACGGAGCGTGGCTCGAGATTGTTAACAACGGAACGATCTCAACCCTCATCGGCCGCTGTAAGAATAACGCGGGACCGAGCAACACGAGCGACTCGTATACGATGACTACGAATACGTGGTACACGGCAATCATCGAAGTGAATGCCGACGCGACGTCAGTGTCGTTCAAATTGTTCGCCGAGAACGGAACCGAACTATGGTCGCGCGACGTCACAGGAAATATTCCTAACATCGCAGGTCGTGAGACAGGGTTCGGAGTTCTTGCCGCTGAGTCTACGACCGACGCGGCGGCTGATATTGTTCATCTCGATTATATTCGACTGGAGATAGCGCGGGTTCTTGCGCGCTAAAATAGTCTGCCTTAAAGGAGCGACCTATGGATAGAACAGGATACACAATCGCGCCGAACACGGATAGATTCACGGGCTTCGACGTAGGAATCACAGGAGATCATTCCTACATCCACGAAGGCAAGGCGTTCTCCGTACCTATCGCGATCGGATCAATTTCCGCCGCGTATAAAGTTTCGTTCACGACTCCAGCTACGAAGTACGTTCACTGGAGACCGGCGAAGGTCACTACCTCTGCCGCGTACGTAGCGCTCGTTCTGTACGAAGGAGACGCGTACACGAGCGGAACCGCAGTCACTCCGATCAACCGGAATCGGAACTCGCTCGCCGTGAGCGGGATGTCTATGGTAAAGAACTCGACCGTAACTCCGGCCGGGACGATCGTAGACATAGACGGAGTCGGCATATCAGGGAATCCCGTATCGCAAGGCGGAGGAGCCGGGGGAGCGGAGCACGAGCTCGTTCTCAAACCGAATACGAAGTACACGATGCTTCTGACTCCGACTGCCGCGACCGTGGTTAACTTCACGCCGTTCTGGTACGAAGAGGATGTAGGTTAAATGGAAACAAAGAACCTGAGCGTAGTTTCTAAATCGTCAACCGGACGCGTCGTGAGGTTCATCGGCTCAGATGAATCCCTCGACCGCGACGGCGACACGGTATCCATAGACGGATGGGACGTCAAGGACTACATGAAGAATCCCATCGTGCTATACGGACACGACTACTACGCGCTTCCTATCGCGAAGACCGTGTCCGTGACCGTAGACAAGCGCGCGAGGCAACTATTGTTCGACGTTGAGTTCCCGACCATCGAGGAACTTTCCACGAACCCAAAGACGCCGAGCGAACACGCGCTGAAGGTCGACGCGATCTACAATATGGCGAAGGCCGGGATACTGAATACCGTGTCTGTGGGCTTCAAGGGTCTGGACTACGAGCCGACTTCGACGGGACGGCATTACATTAAACAATCGTTGATGGAACTATCTATTGTTCCAATCCCCGCTAATCCGAATGCCGTTGCAGTAATGCGCGCGGCCAAGATAACGGACGCGATCATGAAAGGAGTTCTGATGACTACGAAAGGAAACAAGAAGCTCTCGAAAGAATCGCGCGCGTTTCTTGCGGAGCGCGTGACCTCGCTCGAGAAGGCGCTGGAAGACCTGAAGGGATTCATCGCCGATGATCCCGAGGAAGGCGAAGAGCCGGCCGAAGAGAACGACAAGTCCGCCAGCGGCGCGGATACCAAAGAATACGTTATCGAGTTTACCGAGAAGGACTCGGATCACTCGGACGAAATATAAGGAGCCAATCATGCAGATGACCCAGAAAGAACTGGACGATCTCATATCGAAGAAAGTCCAGGAAGGGATTGACGCGAAGAGCGCCGATCTGGAAAAGAAAAGCGCAGAGCTTCTGGTTACTCAGAAGTCCGCGCTTCAGGCCGAGTTCACCGAGGCGCGTGAAGCCGCTGAAGCCGAGCGCGAAAAGAAAGGCTACAAAGACGAGAAGCCAGAACTCAAGCTTGCCAAGATCGTGAACCTGTTCGCGAACGCTGGCGGAGACATTGAAAAAATGGCTCGGCTGAACGTCAAGATGTACGACGACGACAAGGAAATCAAAGCGTACGTCAAGAAGACCATGGAGGCCGGAGTTCCGTCAGCTGGCGGGTTCGGCATTCCGAACGTCCTCTCGTCCCGCGTGATCGAAGCCCTGTACGCTCAGACCATCCTCGACAAGATCGGCGTTGCCAAGCTTCCCCTCGTCAACGGAAACCTTTCCATGGCCAGGATGAACACCTCCTCAGCCGTCGGCTGGGTCGGCGAGCTTCCTTCCGAAGGCCTCACGACTCCCGCGATCGGCGACGTCAAGCTCTCTGCCAAGAAATTGTTCGCGCTCGCCGAGATCTCCAATACCTTGATCCGGTACAACTCGGTCGGGATGGAAGGCTGGCTGGCTCGCGACATCCAGAAGAAGTTCCGCCTCGCGCTGGACTATGCCGCGTTCTACGGCGCGGGTACGGTACATACTCCGGCCGGTCTCACGAACCTCGGCGTCCAGACCTCTGGCTCTTCTTCCACCGCGCTGACTCAGGATGTTCCTGACGCCATGATCGCGCTCCTGAAGGCCGCGAACTCCCCCATGACGAACGTTCATTGGGCGATGTCGCCTCAGATGGAAGCTTGGCTCAAGAATCTCAAGACGACTACCGGAGCTTGGATATTCAGGCCGGAGATGATCGCGAGCGGAACACTTTCTGGTCGACCGTACCACGTGTCCACTCAGATCAGCTATACCGACACGACCACCGACTACGGTGATTTGTGGCTCGGCGACTTCGACGAGTTCCTCTGGGGAACCGGGATGGACCTCGAGCTCAGGATGTCGCAGGAAGCTTCCTACGTAGCAAGCGGGACGACCTATTCCGCGTTCCAGCGCGATAGCGCGCTCGTGCGCGTGATCGGTGAGCATGACTTCAACGTTATGCATCCCGTGTCATTCGTCAAGGGAACCTACTCCCAGGCGTAGAGCATAATTCGGCGCGCGTCTTAGAGCGCGCGCCATTCTGAAAGGAAGGAACATCCATGAGAGTAAAGAGCCTTGTTCTTGAACAGCTCGCGTTCTCCTCGGTGATCACTCCCGTCGATAACGACGGAACTGCAATCACCTCCACCATCATCGATAGGCTGGGATACGACAGCGCGTATCTCTCACTCAACTTCGCGGCCTCTTCCGGGACGCCGACGACCGCGCTTGCGGACGTCAAGATATACTCGAACTCCGCGTCCAGCTCGTCCAGCCCGACTCCCGTTCTTCTCGCTCAGCTCGAGACCGTGCTGGACATCAAGACCGCCGGAAGCAAGTCTTGGGCGATCGACCTCAGCAACGCGAAACGCTACGTCTACGCTGTCGTAGACGTGACCTACGCGGACGGAACCTCGCCGAAGAACATTCTTTCTGGCGTGCTCGCCCTCGGAGACAAGAGCACCGATCCGGTCGCCGCTCAGACCATCTACGGAAGGTAGAAGCACTATGGCAATCGTTAATGGGTTCACGACTCTAGCGGCTGTAAAGCTCGAAGCCGGAATATCAGATACGTCTCAGGATGCGTTGCTCGAGGCTCTTATCTCGAGCGCGTCCTCTGCGATCCAGGTATTCTTAGGGAGAGAGATAGTCAAGACGACGCATACCGATGAGCCGTATTCCATTAACGATTGCCAGCTTCTCTATTTAAAAGAATACCCTATTCAATCCATCACATCGTTAAAGCTTCAAGGCGTTGCTCAGACCGAGAACGTAGACTTCTTCCTGTCCAGCGAAGACGCGAAAGCCGGTCGCGTATATCGCGCGGCTGGCTGGATAGGTCGCAAGTATTCAAGAGGAACGTTCCCCGACGCGTTCGCGGGAGCGAGAGATATCATTGTTACGTACGTCGCTGGCTGGCTTCTTCCTGCAGATGTTGGCTACGTAGCTGGCGGCGCTACGTCCCTTCCGCTTGCGCTATCCTACGCTTGCGCGCGCGCGGTCGTATCCCGATTCAGAACGGTACAGTCGCAGTCCGATGGTCTTAAACAACTATCAGAGGGCGGCTTGTCTTATACATGGTTCGGTCCAGAGGCTTATTCCCAGGGAAGCGGCGGATTTGATTCAATAGTCATGTCCATGCTCCTTCCGTTCAAGAGAATGGCGGTCGCATGATCTTACGTCATTCCGTCGTGATTCAATCAAGAACCGCTTCTACAGGCACGGAGGGGGAGAAGACCTTTTCCTTCGCTACGCTGAAAACAATCAAGGCGGACGTTCAGCCTTCTTCTATGTCGCCTGAGGAATTGAAGGCATGGGGAATAGTAGACACGACCGCGAACGTACGCGCCATGTTCTATGCAAGGGACGCGGCTGTTCGCACGGCAATGCGCGCCGTTGTGGACGGAGAGACGTACGAGATACGAAACATTAATCCGTGGAACATCCACGACCGCGCGCTTCTTGTTCCGGTACAGGGCTTATGAACGAAGACATGAAATTAGAAGTCGCGGAAGCCGTGAACGCGTTCCGCGAGTTTAGCATAAAGGCAAAGACGAAGGTTGAAAAGACCGTGTTGAACGGCGCGCTGATGGTAGAGCGCGACGCGAAGCTATTGTTCAAAGGACGGGACGATGAGTCCGTTCCCAATGAACCGCCTCGCGTGCAGACAGGCCGCGCGCGCGCAAGTATTACTCATAGATTGTTAAAAGACTCCGACGGAGTGTCCGCGGAGATTGGCACGAACGTTGAATACGCGTACGACCTGGAACACGGAACGTCTAAGACGTATCCCCATCCGTTCATGGCTCCGGCGCTTGCGCAGAATGAAAACGAAGTAGAGAAGGCAATTGCCGAAGCCGTAGAGGAGGCGATGCGTGCTTGATTCAAAGAAGCATCTGTACGATCTATTGATCGGCAACTCCGCCCTGACCACGGCGCTGGGAAGCGCTACGAAGATTCAGTACGCGTACCCTAACGACTTTAATTCGCTTCCGATTGTTACGTATTTAGAAATAAACAATCAGCATCGGGACTTCTACGATAACGCGCCGTTCTCCGAGGAGAGCGTTATTCAGATCGACGTCTGGAACAGCGGGTCTACGACCGCGCTGGCCAAGCTTATAGACGCGGCGCTCGTGGCCGATTTCTATACGAGGGATTATGCGGCAGATGTGCCCGATCCAAGCGACAAGGTATTTCACAAGGTTCTTAAGTATCGCCGGACATTCAACTCCGACGAACTTGACTCTCTATAAGGAGGCGCTCAATGGGAATAGCGCAGAGACCCAGAATAGGACTCAAGGACGTCGTCTATGCCGTTCTGGACGAGTCTACGGATATTGTCGGAGGAACGCCTTCCTATGGAACAGTGTATCCTCTTGCCAATTCACTTGACCTGTCGTTCGATCCTGGCTCGTCTTCAGCCAGTCTATTCGCGGACGACGGATTAGCGTTCTCTGCGGAGACCGTAGGAGAGATGAAGATATCTCTCGGCAACGCAGATATCCTTCCGGAAGACATGGCGCGCATTCTTGGCCACGTCTACGCGAACGGTCAGATCGTGGATAACTCCCTCGATCAGTCTCCTTACATCGCGCTCGGTGCCAAGATGCTTCGCAGTGGAAAGGATTCCACGAACCTTGTATTCGACTACGTCTGGATGTACAAGTGCAAGCTTCAGAAACCGAAGTTTGACGCGAAGACGAAAGGCGCAAGCATCGAGTATCAGACTCCGATGCTCGAAGGTCTCGTTGCGAAACTTACCGCAACGAACGACTACAGGATGAGGATGCGCACCGACGATCCGAATGCCGTAGCCGCTACGCTCACCGCGTTCTTCTCAACGGTCACGCTTCCTGGAGCGTCGTTGACTGCAGTCACTGTCGGGACGATTGCCGGTTCTGCCAGCGCTCATACAATCACCGTTCCGTTCGCAAAGAGCGGCGAGACGTTCCTCATGGCGATACCGGACGTTTCCGATATCACCGTGTCCGTCGTTTCTACCGGAGCGCTCCTCGCCGGTACTACGACAATCACGCGCTCCGTAGCTGGCGCGGCTCCGACCCTGATCCTGACCAATGCGAACATCGCTGGCGTTGCGTATCTCGTCTCCGTGACGAGCGACGTGAAAGACACGAATGGCGTCGCAGTGACTCCCAAGAGTCAGTTGGTCACTCCCGCTTAGTCTCCTCCCCTGGACGCCGAGCGGGGACGGCTTATTCCCCGCGCTTTATTCCATGGTTCAAGGGAGGACTGAATGGGAAAAGTTACGAACGTGATTCCGCCTAAAGGGATTGCGATTAAATTGGACAAGCCGCGCGTCTTACGATTCACGATGACGTCGCTGGCATGGCTCGCTGAGAAGTACGGAACCGTAGGCTCGGCGCTCGAGATTCTTTCTTCGATGGATAAAGGAAACGCCTTTAATTCAGATGAGCTGATTGCGATATCCGACGTAGTATGCGCGGGTCTAGTGACCGACGATCCAACAATTACTCCGCAGTTCGTGCGCGATAATTTCGATCTTGCGGACATTATTGCAATAATGCCTTCTCTTATTCAGGCGTTCTTGAAGTCTATGCCGATCCCTCGACCGATCGAGAGGGGAGCGGAGAAAGACCCTCAGAAGGCGTAGACGAGGATTGGCCGTGGGAGTATTATTATACCACGGCGCGTTCTTGTCTATGCCTGTCCGATGAAGAGTTCTGGCGCATGTCGCCTAGAATATTGTTTAGCCTGATCGATGAGTATCTAGATATGGTAGAGTATAAAGCGTCTATCTACGCGCTGGCCGCGCGCGGGGAACCGTTCCCGCGTCACGCAGAACAAGAAGAGACGAGTACGTTCGAAGTTCATCCTGATGCGTTCTAGAGAGGAGCGAATGTGGCGACCATAAGCGAACTGATTGTTAAGATCGTCGCAGACACTACGGGATTTGATTCCGGAATCAAAGGCGCGACCGACTCTCTAAATAAGGCCGGCGATTCCTCTAAAGGCGCGACCGAGAAGTTCGGTCAGCTCAAGGACGCGCTTGTTTCCGCTGGCTTAATCGCCGCGTTCGTTGCCGTCGCCAAAGGAATATCAGACTGCGTTAAAGAGTTCGCGAGCGCGGAACTCGCCGCGAAGAGGCTTGACGCGGTCGCAACCATGCGCGGCCTGGAAGGCGGAACGGAGCGCATCCAGGAACTTGCGCAAGCCACGCAAGAGCTGACGGGAGCCTCTGGGGACATGGTTGCACAATACGCGGCCGAATTGCTTGCGCAAGGAAAGACGATCGACCAGACCGTCGAGTTAATCCAAGCCGCTACGCAATTATCCGCGATAACCGGCGACGACCTATCTACGTCGGTCAAGCAATTGACGAATACGTATTCCGGCATGGCTGGAACGATTGGCCGCGCGATCCCTGAAATCAAGGACCTGACCGCTGAGCAATTGAAGAACGGCGAAGCCGTTGCTATCATAAACGACAAGTACGGCGGTCTTGCTGAGACGATGACGAACACCGTTGACGTTGCGGTTAAGCGTTCGAATGAAGCAATCGGCGACTTCAAGGAAACTATCGGTCAGGCGTTCTCCGGCACGGTCGTAGCTGGCGCGAACGCGCTTACAGCCGCGCTCAACGGAATGATGCCGTTCTTTGAATACGTATCTACGCACTCGTTCTCCCGGATGTTCCAGGAATTGTACGAGTCCATATTCAACGTCAAGGAAGAATACACGCTCTGGGAAGAGGCCATGGCTTCTGCGAAGAGCGCGGAGATTGAAGCGAATAGGGTATCGGCTCAGCGCGTACAGAACCTTAAAGATATTCAGAATGAGCTAACGAAGACGATCGCCGCGACCAAGGAAATGAGCGACGAAGAACTCGTGGCCGCGCGCGCTACGCTCAACAATATCTTAATGACGACGAAAGGAACTGCCGGTCTTTCGGAGCTCAAGAAAAAGATAGATATCCTCGATAAAGAAATAGCGGCGCGCCGCGACGCCGAAGCCAAGAAGAGTTCTATAATTAAGCAGAAGGCGGACAAAGACGCGGCCGACGCGGCCATTAAAGAAGCAGAAGAAGAAGCGAAGGCGCGGCAAGACAAAGAAAAGAAGACCAAAGAATACGTCATCGCGCAAGAAGACCTGATCTCCAAGGCGAAGGCCGACGCGTACGGCGATTCAATAATAGCCTCGGCGAAAGAACGCGACGCGAAGATCGTGGACGCAAAGAAGGCTTCAGAGGAGCAACAGAAGTACGCTCTTCAAGCGGCCGATGCGCTTATCGGCGCGGCCGACGCGTATATAGCGGCTGTTCAGGCGGGATACGCTCAGTCAATAGCGGCTGTAGACGCAGAGACGCAAGCGAAACTCGTTGCGGCTGGCTTGCAAGAAGACACGACTCTCGAGCGCATTCAGAAAGAGCTGGACGCGGCGATCGCGGCTGGAGACACGGAACTCGCCGCTGAAAAGACGAAAGAACTTGCGCGCGCTAAGATTGTTGAAGACGGCGAACGCGCGAAATCGAAAATTAAATACGCGGCCGATATGGCTTCGTGGAAAGCGAGTCTCGCCATGGCGGTCGTGGACGCGGCGCGCGCTATTATTGTAGGGTTCGCGCAACTCGGTCCTATCGGCGGCGCTATCGCAGCCGTGGGCACGGCAGTCACTACTAAACTCCAGATTAATGCAATCAAGAAATCTAAACCGGTCGCTCCTGCCTTTGCTCGTGGCACGGACTTCGCTCCCGGAGGAGAAGCCCTCGTGGGAGAGGAAGGACCTGAATTGATTAGTCTTCCAAGAGGGAGTTCCGTAACTCCGAACAACCAACTGCGAGGCGCCGGTTCGGGAGTCGTCGTTAATATATTCTCTCCGACAGCAGTGACGCCGAGCGAGGCGTCTTCAGTCTTCACGCGTACGGCGCGGAACCTCGCGTTCCAGGGAGTTCTATAATGGCCAGGAAACTTGTATTCGTAAACGGACAGAATGAAACGCTGACCTTTGAAGCCGACCCGTACCTCATCGTAAAGATTGAAGGTCTCGGCATCCCGAACGTTGACCGGCAAGAACAGAAAGCGCCGTATCAGGATGGCACGACCTATATTGACAGCCTCCTCCAGAATCGTGACATCGTAGTCGAATTGGCGATCACGAAGCCAAATGACTTCCAGAACATCGCACTTTATCGCCGGGAATTATCGCAACGCTTGACCCCAAAGTATGGCCTCGGCACGTTGACCTACACGGACGAAGATGGCAACTCGTATAACCTCCGCGCCGTGGTATCCTCGATGGTATTCCCGAACAAAGACTATCGCGACCCGTACATGAGGGCCATGGTCACATTCACGGCTTGCGATCCGTATTGGCGGAGCGTTACGGATACGACGATAACGTTGCCGACTCAGGTCACGAGCGCCGAAAGCGTGATTAATGCGGCAAGCAGTCTATACACTGCCGCGATAGAACTCGCCAACGGCAATATATTTGTAGCGTACAGGCGCTCTCTTGACGGCTATTTAGCCTGCCGAATCTATACGACCGCGTGGAGCGCCGAAAGCGTGATTAATGCGGCATTTAGTGCCCATCCTGCCGCGATAGAACTCGCCAACGGAAATATATTTGTAGCGTATCAAGGCTCTCCTGGCGGTTATTTAGCCTACCGAATCTATACGACCGCATGGAGCGCAGAATCAGTGATTAATGCGGCAAGCAGCGAGTACCCTTCGGCCATAGAACTCGCCAACGGAAATCTGTTTGTTATCTATAGAAGAGTAACAGACGGTTTTCTCGTTTCAAAAACGTATACGACCTCGTGGAGCTCGGAATCAGTAATCAATTCGGCATCGTCGTTCTATTCCGCGATAACAAAAAAAGCAAGCGGAGAGCTAGTCGTGGCTTATAGAAGAAACAGCGACTCGTATCTTGTTTCACGAACCTATACCTCGAGCTGGAGCGCCGAAAGCGTAGTGAATAACGCGGCAAGCACGTATCCCTCAATGGCGTACCGCGCAGACGGAAGCGTCTTTATTGCTTATGTAAACGTCAGCGGAGTCATAGCGGCAAGAACTTACACGACTGAATGGAGTACGGAAAGCGTTATAAATTCTGCAGCTAGCAATTTCCCATCAGTAATCGAATTATCAAACCGAAGTATCTTCATCGTCTATATAAATACGGGCAGTTCTGTAGTCTCCGTCACTCGTTCCGTAACTCCCGTACCCGCCGTCAACACCGGAGACGTACCCGCGCCGTTCCTTGTCTCGTTCCAAGGCCCGAGCGTAAATCCCCGCA